CCCCCCCGTTACGGCTCGGGCTGTGCCATTGAGCCCGGTCCCCATAAGGGCGTAGCCGCCCGCCGTCGTGTAAGACACGGCTCGGTTGGCAGAGGTTCCATTATCGACGGCCGTGAAAGTCCCGACGATATAGGCGGTTTCGTCAGGACCAACCGCAATGTCCTGAACATTCCCGTTATCAATACCGGCCCCCACGGCAGTAATCACATCATTGACCAAGGTGACGATCCGTTTGGAATTCGAGACCCCGGCGAAGTCGGTGAAGGGACCCCCAAAGTAGATGATCCCGCTGGGGGAGATCGCGATGGCCCGCACAAAGTCATTGGCTCCGGTCCCGGTAGGGAATGCCCAGGTCCCATCTTTTCTGCGGATGATCCGATTCCAATTGGGGGCCGAGGTGTAGTCGATCACCGCGACCTGCTGCCGATCCTCATACCAATAGGGATCGGGAGCGAACAGCCGCAATCCCAGAGTCTCGGCAAATCCCATTCGATCGCCTTCCTCCAATCCCCCTTCATAAAGAAAGTCGGCGTAGACCGGGTTCGTTGGGGCGGTGTAGTACAGCCGGAAGGGAGCCGGGTTCGAGATCCGATCCAGCTTGACTGCATTCAGTAGAGCCTGGCGGACTTGGTGAAGATTGTTGAGGGTTGAGGCACCTTTCGCCAAAGCCACCAGATTAGCTACTCGGCCTCTGACTTGAGTATCCTCATAGACCGAGCCAGGGAGTTTGGCGAAGGGCTGTTGATTCACGATGACCGGCGGCATTCCCATGCCGGTGAAATCCAAATCAGTGAGCGAGGCATGGAGATCCGCAAAGGTCTTGATCGCTCCACCGGGCCCAAAGGCTTCTCTCAGGGAGGTGCTTCCGTGCTCTACACCACTCCAGGAACATCCCTCCTGATCGCCGTCGCAATACGTCCCGGCCGCGGTTTTCTGTTCGACCTGAATCGCATCGACATATAACACCTGAGAAACCCCGCTATTGTCATTGGTGACACGGACATGGATACTGGAGGAGGTTCCGGTCGTGATCGTTTTCTCCACTCGCTTCCATTGAGCGGAAGCGAGGACCTGGAGATTGCCCAACTCCACAGAACTGTTATTCCAGATTGCCAAGCGTGCATCATCCGAAGGATTGTAGATATAGACGCTCACCGTATAAGAGGTCGAGGTCCCGACAGAAATCCCCGCCCCGGCCGTATAGTAGTAAGCCCCTCCTAAAGCGGAGGTCCCGGTCGTGACGGCCAGAGAGTACCGGCCGAAACGGGCTTGAGTATTATTGCGGGCGATGGAGGCCCCGGACCCAACCGCCGACCATTTTGTCGTGTTGGTTTCCAGGGATGGGTTTGCGCCCAGATTCGTGGTCGCTTCGGGAGTGACGATCTTGAAGAGTGCCATCAATGAGCCCCGCTCACCAAAGCCTTCATCATGGCGAACTGTCCGACCAGATCCTCGCTATCGGCCATCGATTGAATCGTGAGGCTCATATTGTTCGTTACTTGAGGACTGACCGTTACCCGTTCACCGGGACTTGCCCGAAAGGAGACCATCTGGCTGTCCGGGCCGCCCTGCCCTCCCACGACGAAACTCCCACCGTGTTGAAAGGCTCGGACCCCTCCCACTCGAGTATTTGCAGGCATCAATCGGAGTTCAGTATTCATTCCGCGAGCAGCGCCTTCCACGTTGTTGAGCTGCTCCTGGAGTCTCATGAGATCCTCAACGAACAATCCCGACTGATCCCCGGCCGCATCCATTTCTGATGCCGAAGCTCCAATCGCCTCGATCAACCTCTGCGCCGATTCATCGATAAGGCCCAATCCGCTGGGACCCGCGAGTTTACTCAAGGCAGTCAATTCCTCTTCGGTGAATCCGCCTTGTGCGAGTCGCTGCTGTGCCAGATCAAAGATCATTCGCTTGGTCTGTGCATCCCAGGCCTCGGTGATGCTCTCGATCTTCTCCTTGATCGATGCAGTTCTTTCGTTATATTCTTCATCCAATGCGATCAGTTCTTCTACACTGACACTTCCTAATTCTTGGATCGCCGTGCCTTGTTCTTTAATCTCCGCGGTGAGCTGGCTGATCTCCATCTCGGCTGCAACTCTAGTGGCCTGGCTAGTAGCATCGGTGAAATCGCCCATCCTGAGCCTAGCCAGAAGTAGGTCATCTTTGAGTTCTTTCAGGTGGTCTTTGGCTTGCTCTAAATCCTCAAGCCGTTTTGCCTCTAGCTTGAACTTATCGTCAATCCTTTGCTGGCCCAGATCCTCGAGTTCTTGGTTGAGACCCGCGATCTCCTCCCGAGTATCGAAGAAATCTTCCTGGATGTCTGTCCGAACGAGCAAGGCCAGATGCTTGAGGGCTTCGTCAATTTGTTCGGGCAGCATTTCAATGGTTTCTGCAGCCGTTTCACTGATGCCCTCCAAAGCCTCGGATATATCCTCTCCCGCGCTTTGTCCCACCTGACCCATCCGAAGCCACCGTCCGATTTGACTCTCGGCAGGAATACTATCTTCCAGCTTTTCTCCCATATCTTCTATGAGCGCAGGCATGGCTTCGGCAATGTGAAACCACGGTAAGAGTCCTTCAACTAGGAATGAGCCAACCCCGATCTTGGCGGCCTCTACCCGATCCTGCCATTCATCCAACGCGAGTTCCCATTCACGAGTCTTTGCTACGGACTCTGCACTGAGAATCAGATTATCCTCAATGGATGCCGCGTTCGCTCGAAGAGCATCGCCACCTTCAGCGAGCAAGGGATTCAGGACCGCCCAATTGCGCCCAAAGATCTTCGAGAGCTCGGCCGCCCTCTCGGTAGGACTTTCCATAGCCTGAAGTCGATCAGCCAACTTAGCTAGATTTTCAACAGAGGGTTCAAAGCCATTCTTAGCCGCCAGCTGCAGCGAGGTACGGACCTCCTCAACGGAGATTTTGAAATCATCCGATACTTGAATCAGTCGGCTGGTTTCCTCGGTAGAAATCCCAAGATTGGTTGAGAGCTCTCGGACCTGCTGACCATATTGGACGTAGGATCCAATAGTCGCATCTAAACCTTTACTGACCGTGAAGATGGCCGCTGCCCCTGCTCCCAGAACTTTGGTGAAATCTTTGAAACCCGCCATCGCTTGATCGGTCTTCTTGGCGGTCTCACCAAGACCCTGATTGAACTTATTCAGGGTCGGGGTAGCCTTATCCTTTGCCTCCAGAACGATGGACAGCTTGCTCTCAGCCATCTTGCATGAGCTCCGTTAGGGCCGCCAGCATCTTGAGTTGATCGGCGTTCATCTTGTCGAGCTTTCTATCGTGGGTGTGCATCCGCCAGATGTCATACGAATTGGCGCAAGCCAGCATCCGGTCGAGTTCGCCGGCACGCTGGTCATCCGTTCCGCCCGCCCGCGGAAGGATTCCCCAGGTGCGCCAGCGGAGGAAGCGGGAGAGTTCGGGCGGCGGCACACCTTCCCCATTGGCGTACCGCACCGCCGCCCGGATCATTCCGGGGGGATTGTCAGCGCCTGCGCGATATGCGAATCGAGCTTCTGGGCAAGCCAGGCCACAGCCGCAGGTTTCATCCCATCCACATCTTCAGCATGGATGGTATTCAAGATCCCTGCCTTGCAACCGGCCCGCACATAATTCCCGAGACGCTGAGGGGTGGAGAGATCCAAGTTCTTCTCTCCCCCCAAGTCACGCAAGGCGACAAAGTACGCCTCGACATGCCGCTGGAGCAGCTCGTCTTGAAGCTCGGCCGACACGCCGAGTTTCTTATGTTCTAGCCTCATGCAGTGACGCCCTTCAAGATATTGGCCGTCCGGACCACGATCGAGAACGTCAGAGGATCTGGGCTTCCCGCATCCCCACCGATCCACGGGGCGGTCGTGATCTTCCCGGTCCCCGTGAAGCTGATCTTGCCAGTCCCGGCCCCACCCTGAGGTGAAAACCGGAGAATGACCTGGGAGCCATCAGCCGTCTGGTGATAACCACGGAAACGCTCGAACGGATCGGAAGTTCCCTCAGTCCAGACGCAGGTATACCCGAGGTCGATCGGAGTCCGTTTCCCGAAGGTCACGATCCCGATGTCGCCATCCGCGGTGTAGACCTCACCAGCAAGACGATCGCCGCCCGAGACCTCCACCATATTGGCAAACCCGGAGATGTCCGTGAAGGACGATCCGGAGGTGGAGTATTCCACTTTCGCATTGACGAAACTAACCCCGCCAGTTGTTTGGGCCATCTGCTACTCCTTGGGTTTGGGAATGGAAGGAACCGCGCTCGAACTCGAGCTCGCAGTCGCGCTCACCTTTTCGATGGCGCCCATCTCAAGCAGGATCTTGGTCCCTTCCTTATTCGGATCTAGTTCCACTTCGCTGTCGCGATAGATGTTCGTATCGCCCATAGCGAGGTATCCAGCCAATACGCGAAACCGTTGATTAGCCATGTCCCTCCACCGTTGTCACCAGCGCCCAATACTGCTGTTCGCCGACGACCTCATTTGAGGATAACGCTACAGTCCAAGAAATCGGGCCTCTGCCCAGAGCTTTGGCATGGATGGGTGTGATCGCTCGGAGTGCCGTAGAGAGAGCGTCGATCAGATCCACCACCGCCGCATGGTTCAAGGGCACCGTCCCTTGGCCGATCGGTTCTACCAAGATCACCAGCTGCCCTCGGAAGGTCGGCCAGCCCCCAGAAGTCTCTACAGTGAGAGGTCCTTCCGATCCCTCCACCGCCCGAGGAAAGGAGAGCGGAAGATCCGCGGTATCCCCTCTCGTCGGCGGTCCATCCAGCTTTCGTTGAACCCCAGTAACCGCGAGATCCGCCAGGTTGTTGATGAAGGTGTTGTAGCTGGTGAGGGTCATGCTGCCTTCACAAACCTCTTGCGGTACGGATCAAGGATCTGCCGCACGTCATGCGGCAAGCTGGAGGGCATGATCGTTACCCCGTCTCCGGTCAGGAGCGGCCGGTCCAGATCGGCATTTGAATCCTTCTGCCGATAGAGGAAAGCCGCTAACCGGGTCGTAGCCTGCACCACATCCTCTGGGGGTGTGACGGAATAGCGAAAGTTCGCCACCACCGTGATCCCCATCTCGGGATCGTCCTGGTAATCCCATTCCTTGTTCGCGGAGGCCAGGAGTTTGACTCCGAAGTACGGTGTTTTGTTTCTCGGAATCGTCACATAATGCGCCGAGGTGATGGCTTCTGTCCCAGAATCCGCGTCCGCCCGATTGGTGATCGAAGTGATGGAGACCACATCCTCATCAAAGAACAGAGTCCGATCATCCACATCGGCCACCGCATCGAACTTCCGAGAGGAGGTTCCCGTACCTTCAAAGACCCGCTGAGTGTAGGTTTCTACGATCTTCTGGGCCCGATCGCCGAGCTCATCGAGCAAAGCATCATCGCCCGTTCCCAGAGGACCGAGATACGCCTTGATCAGCACGGCCGAGGTATAGGTCATTTCTTCCGAGCAGCTGTTTTCTTAGCAGCCACTTTCTCGGCAGATACCTCGACTTTCGGTCCATCGACAAGCTCTACATCGCCGGATCTCAAGAACAGAGCCGCTCGGTCCTCGCCCCATTCCTGAATTTCTCCGGCGTCGATGGCCCAGCCATTGCCCTGGATTCCGACCTTGGCCTTGACTTTTGGCATAGGATGCTCCTGGGGGAGACGGCCGAAGGCCTGCTCGACCGTCTCCCCGTTTAGATTAAGCGAGCGCCACTGTAACATCCTGCGTCGGAGGAAGTGCTCGCGACCCCCGATACAGGACAGCCACAGCCGCACAGGCCATCGTTGCGGTCCCGCTCCCGCCTCCCGTCCCATACAGCTTCAAGAACGGCTTGGCGGCAGTGACGGCAAACTCCAACTGATAGGCTTTGTTCGAGGTGGTATTCGCCATCGTCCCGAGAGTGCCGGAGGCCAGCGCATACGTCCCTCCAGTCGTAGCGGAGTGGTAAAGACTGGTCCGGAGGGTGTTCTTGGTTCCCCCCGTCTGAGTGCCTCTTTGGACGACGAAGCACACTCGATCAAAACCAGACGCGTCTACCTCAACCGGAGTCCAGCCCCCCGAGGTCGAGAGGTTGGCAACTCCGGCCACCTTGAACTTTGCATCTGACGTGATTAGATGGGCCATGTCAGCCTCCTAACTCAGGATCAGGTGCTTGAAGGCTTCGGCCTGGCCGGGCATTCCACCTCGGCGGAACTTCGCCAAGAGCCCGATCTGCCCGTTGCCAGCATAGAGCTCATCCAGCCGTTGGATGATCAGGCCCATGCGCTCCACCACGAAGTAATAGCTGAAGTCGCCGATGAGGAGCGGCTTCAAGCCCGTGGTCATGGCGGGCATGGTTTCATCCGAGTAGAACGGCACGCCGTCGATTCGACGGGTGAACTGATCGCTTCCCCCGACCGCGCTTCCGGCCGGCGTTCCCTGGAACAGGAACGGATTGCCAGTCAGGGCGAAGATCGAGCCCTGAGTCGCCCGCTTGGAAACCAGCGCCACGGATGGGCTGGAGGCATACGGCGCCCCCAGCGAGTAGATCAGCGAGCTCACGTTCGCGGCGGTGATGGCATTAGTGCCCGCCGCGGTTACCCCCAGCCCCGATTCGATCAGAGCTGCCTTCGGCTGAGAGGTACCCGTGCCAACCG